GACATGAGTAGTGGTGCGTTTCAAGTTTGGGTTAATAGTATATTCGCAACACCTTGTCCACAAAACGACGCAATAAGATTAGCACAGGAAGCCGCAGCAAGAGCAGCAGCAGATGCCGCGGCGAGAGCAGCGGCGGACGCAGCCGCAAAGGCCGCCGCAGATGCCGCGGCGAAAGCTGCATCAGACGCGGCAGCAAAAGCGGCATCAGATGCAGCCGCAAAGGCGGCGGCAAGTGCGGCGAGTGGAGCCGCAAGTGGAGCTGCATCATCTGCAGCGAGCGGAGCGGCAAGTGGGGCAGCATCATCCGCAGCAAGTGGAGCGGCAGCATCCGCAGCAGCATCAACTCCACCACCAATAAACATTGCACCTCCTCCGCCACCACCCGTAGTTGCCGCTCCCCCACCAACAGCGGCACCACCACCTGCAAGTAGTTCGTCATCCCCACCTCCGGCAAGTGGCGGTTCATCTTCTTCATCAAGTAGTTCGTCATCAACGGAAGCAAAACCTGCTGAGGCAAAACCCACAGAAACTAAACCTGCCGAAACTAAATCGGATAAACCCGCAGAACAAAAAACTGAGGAAAAGAAAACTGAAGCTAAAACCGAAGAAAAGAAAGAGGAAACTAAAACCGAAGAAAAGAAATCAGAAGAAAAAAAGACTGAGGAAAAAAAGGAAGAAGCTAAAAAAGAGGAAGAGAAAAAGAAAGAGGAAGAAAAGAAAAAAGAAGAAGAAAAAAAGAAAAAACAAGAAGTAACAAATCCAACATTACTTGCATCAGATATAACAACGGCAGAAACGGAACGAGGTAAGTTTTTAGCATCTATATCATTAGGACTTAGTAAATCATCTATGGCTGGTGATGTAAGTTATAGTGGTGGATTGATAGTGAATAGTGACTTAAGTTCTATTATATTAACAGGAGGTATTACAAAAATGAAAATGACCGAAGATGGACAATTAGACGCAATACACTCATACGGAACAGCATTTGCATATTTGGCAGGTAACTATATGAACTTAATGGGTTATACTTGGATTAAACCAACACCTAAAAAGGGAACATTTGGTTATAACGTTGGTGTCATTAATTTATTTCTTAAAAACGATAATGGTGGGTTTGATTATAATATGGCAAGTTCTGCAATTGCATTTTGGACCAAACCTTACGTCTATTCAAAAAAACTTACAATATCACCTCAAGTGTTCACGATGTTCTCACCTATCTCTTGGAATAGTGTCACAGGGGCATCGACAGTTAATAGACATATGGGTTTCTTATTAGGAACCGCATTTGATTATAAACTTAGTAAGAGATTTGGGTTTGCGTTTAATTACAAAATAAGTGGTAATACTAAACCGTATTCCGTATTTTTAAGCAACTTTCAGATAGGTAGTAGAATGGTATTATAAAAAAAATCCCCGAAGTATAAACCTCGAGGATGTGACAAAAAATAAATGTACCTCTCTCCTGATACTTTACTAATATATTAATTAGATTTTAAGAAGTCAATTCTTTATATAAATTATTTATCTCAATACAAGTTTCATAATCCTCGATTTCTTCAAAATGTGGAATTAAATCCCTTTTCAATATTATAGATTCTTGTTTATGAAATTTAAATTCAGTATCCCATTCTTCATTTTTTATTTTTGCCGAGATATAAAAAGTAAGATTTTCTTTACTTGTAGTTTTAAATTCTTCAAAAACATTTAAAATTGATTTATAAATTAACGTTTTATTCTCACTATAAAAATCTTCGTAATTTTTATACTTGTCCTTGATTATCAACGACTTAAATGGTTCTTCATTTTTATTTTTTCGCATTAAATGGTGTTTAGTAAGTTAGTTAATTTAGTTCGTACATCAAAATTACAACATTTTAATAAAACAACAAAAAATTTATTCGTTATCCATAGATTTATCCCATTTTGCTTTTCTAGCCTCTGGGGATAACATTAACGGTTCATCTATTGTATGTTCAATTTTAACACTTATACAGGTTTGAGGTAACCTACAGTTTTTTAAATAATTGTTAATATATCCCATCATATTGGCACTACCAATAGGATTTGCCGAATGAATATAAATTTGAGGTAAGGGTATTTTTTCATTCATACTTTCAGCAACCAAATATCTACAACAATCCATACCAGTTTTTTCTTCTATGTTGTTATAATCCAACATATAATTATTTTTTACATTTGTATAATATTCTATCATGGCACCTTCACCTAAATCATGATCTAAAGATATAACTTCAAAATTACCTAATCCGTGTAATTTAATTGCAGCCACAAATTCATCATAATTACGGGCAATTATCCAATCTTTAGCTAATGGTGTTCTTACATCATCAAGATATAATCTCAATTTATTATTAATTTTCATCTTTCTTAAATGGTTTTTCGTATTTAGGTTTCATTATTCTCCAAATAATATGTTCATATGGTTTTCCGTCCCACATTGCAAATAATATTGGTCTATAAAATGTTTCAACATCACATTTTTCTAAATGTAATGCAAAATCTTTTTTTGTTGGTTCAGGGTCTACATCTCCATATTTTCCGTATCTAAAATAATCATGTATCTTACCACAATGTTCTCCAATTCTGTATTTGGCATATTCAAAAGAACTCACTTGTTGTTTAACCCACTTGTAAAATTCATCAGGTACCCTATCTAAAAATTCATCCATAGGTTTTCCATCCCTCAATAATTCCCAAATATCTTTGGATGAAAAATTGGTTAATATTTTATGTAATCTTTTATACTCTTCCCCTTTGATTTTCATACGAAAACCATTCTTAAATTTAATTACATATCCCTCTCTATCCTTTTGTATTTCTTCTTTAAGTAAATCATATCCTTCTCCCCATGTTTTATATGTCATTACTAATTCCCAACCACCTTCTTGCATAAAGAATAAAGAACTGTCAGGAACTTCATTTCCACTTTCAGTATGAATGGCACCAAGTAAAACTAACTTTTCTTCATCACCGTAATTTACTACTATTCGGTTTTCTTTGAAAATTATTTCAAACAAATATGTGTTGTCTTTTCTTAATGAACTAACATCATATTTCTTATCAAGAATTTCTTTACCCTTAATTGCCTGTTGTGATGTGAAGGATCCGCGTGTTGATAATATCCATTCATTTTCATAATTAAAAAGAATACCTAACGATCCATCCATCTTTTCATAGACCACATAATCTTCATTAGGTATTTCTTCTGGTTTATGTTCTTCGTAGTTAAAAAATTTCTTAAATGGTCTTGCAACAATCTCACCTTTTGAATTGGTAACCAATCCACGGCACATAATAGTTATTTCATCCCAAAGACGCTCATATTGAACTTTAGGAGAATAATTCCATATAGTCAAATCTTTAGTAGGATGTGTTTGTTTATGCAACAAACCATCAGTATAATATTTCTCTAAAATTTCTAACATTAGTTTATTGTTTTGTGAAATCCGATGTTGTAGGTATGTTTCAACCAATTAAAGGACAAATATACTCCACACATTTTGTTTTTCCAAATTGATACATGAGAATCGGGTTGACATGTTTCAAAATAAAAATAAACAAAAGGTAATGGATATATTAACCATTGGTTTCTATGTAAGTTAGCGTGAAATTTCATCTTTGGTTTTGGGTTAATTGTTTTAACATAAGAAGAAATAAATTGACTCATTAAAGTTTAACTTGAAATCTATTCTTCATTTGTTGAAGTTTATCTTCGGGAACTCCGTGAACATTTTCATTACCATGTCTATTTTCAACAACCACCGTATGAACACGATAATTGTACCTTTCTGCCATTTTAAAATATTCGTCCATTTCCCATTCTTGAGTAAAAGTATTTGCAACAACTATCCTTGCCTTTTGTTGTCTCATCCTTTCTGAACATCTAAATTGACAATAGTTATGCGCTTCTTTTATTTTTTGTGAATCAAAATCGTATTCACTATTTTCGTTGATAAAAAAATCATCAGCCGATAAAACCTCAGGTTCATCTGTACTTCTAAGTTGTAATATGATTTTAGCTAACGTTGATTTACCAGAACCAGGTAACCCTCTTAATAATATTAATTCGCCCTGAGCTTCGTTTACACTATCCATAGGAGAGATTTAGAATTAAAAAATTGGGGTCAGTATGAAACCAACCCCGATTTCTTATTTTTGTGGTATTTCAGTTTTTACTTCACCACCTGTTACAGGTGCCACTGTTGAATCAGCAACTACTGCAGTTGTATCTGCAACAGGAGCCATTGTAGAGTCCGTTGTTTCTGTTGCGGCTGACCCTGAACCACATGCTGTTAGTGTAAGTGCTACACCAAGAGCTAAGATAAATGTTAATTTTTTCATATATAGTAAATATACGAAAGTTTAACGATAAAACCAAATTCCATAAAAAAACCCCAACGAGATGTCGGGGTTTAAGGTCTTTCGGTGGGTTCAACCCCACTTAATTTAAGAAACGAAAAGGTTATCGACAAAGAGAACCTATAGTGATATAAATATATATAACTTTACTAAAAAGTCAACTATTTATTAAAATTTTTATTTAATTCGATATATTTTAAAATTTCAATCGCAAAATCTTTATGAGCCTCTTCCCCCCAATGAAAATCATCAACAAGATTATTGGTTTCAATTGTAATAGAAGGACGTTTTTTAAACGGAATTAAAAAATCATAAAATTCTTTTTGGTAATCATCATTATCTAATTGATAATCGTTAGATGGGTCGACCCATGTCCAATGGTAAACCAAATTATTTTTTAAAATATGATTAATGACCTTAATGTAGTCGGTAACCTCAGTCCAAAAAACTGAATATTTTAATCTATTCATTGATAAATCAACTAATGATTCAAATGAAACATCAATAAAATTGTAAACTTTTTCATTTGCACCGCCAATTAAAATAGGAAAAAGTCTATTATCTTTTGTTGCAGCATTAAATCTCATATTTTGGGTCCAACCAAAAATAACAATATCACCATCATTTATTCGATTTATATTATCAACAAACCAATGAAATATTGTTTGATTACATGTTCCCGCAATAGATTTATCAATTAAGTTTATATTGATGGTTTCACTTATAATTTCAGAAAAAACTTTCGGTGGGTACCCTTTGTATTTTACATAATCATACGAAACTTTACCTTCTTTTTGTAATTTAAACGATGAAGTAAACGAATCACCAAAAACCCATAAATTTTTATCCATAAAACTTAAAATTATTTTTTTGAGATTGTTAATTTTTCGTCTTTATATTTGAGATTTATTAATTTACCCTCAACAATATTACCTTTTAAAATTTCTTCACTTAAAAAATCCTCACAAAGATTTTGAATAATTCTTTTTACTGGTCTAGCTCCATATTCTTCTTGCGAATTTAATTCAAATACTCTATTGGTGACTGTTTTATCAAAATTAACTTTATATCCTTTATCTTTTAATCTATTCGACAATCTATTAATTTCAAGGTCAATAATTTTTTTCAATGTTTCTTCGTTCAGTGCATTAAATAAGATTATGTCATCAATACGATTTAAAAACTCAGGATTAAAATGTTGTTTCAACGCTTTTTGTATCATTGTTTTTCTAACTTCATATTTTTGAACTTCGCTTGATGATGTACTAAATCCAACACCACCACCAAATTCAGAAACACGTTTCGCCCCAATGTTAGATGTCATAATAACCAAACAATTTGTAAAATTAACTTTTCTACCAAATGAATCAGTTAAATGACCTTCATCTAAAATTTGTAATAGTATGTTGAACACGTCTTTATGTGCTTTCTCAATTTCATCAAATAAAATGACAGAGAAGGGGTTATTTTTAACTTTCTCGGTTAACTGACCTCCTTCATCATACCCAACAAAACCTGGGGGAGAACCAATTAATTTTGATACGTTGTGTCTATCCATATATTCACTCATATCAACACGAATGATTTTATCTTCATCACCAAACAAGTATTGTGCTAATGTTTTAGCAAGATAAGTTTTACCTACACCAGTTGAACCTAAGAATATGAATGAACCAATAGGTTTATTCGCGTCTTTAATACCTACTCTATTTCTTCTGATTGACCTTGATATTGTAGAAATCGCTTCAGGTTGACCAATAACTTTTTCAGATAACAAATCCTCGAGTTGTAATAACTTTTGAGTTTCTTTTGCATCAAGTTTACTAATTGGAACCCCTGTCATTTGAGAAATGATTTCATAAACATTATCAATAGTAATTGGTATCTTATTGTCTTTTTGTTTTTCAGACCATTTATATTTCTCATCTTCAAGTTTAGTAACTACTTTCTTTTCTTCGTCTCTCAATTTTGCCGCTTGTTCGTAATTCTGACTTTTAACAACTTGTATTTTTTTCTCTTTGATTTCATCAATTTGAAATTTTAATTTTTCAATTGATTCAGGAATTCTTGTTGATATTCTTTTTTCAGAACCCAATTCATCTAATACGTCAATTGCCTTATCGGGAAATTGTCTTTCGGTTATGTATCTTCCTGCTAACCTTACAATTACTTCAATTACACCATCCTCATACGTTACTTTATGAAAATCTTGATATGATGTTGTTAGATTTTTTAAAATTTCAATTGTCTCTAACTCTGTTGGTTCCTTTAGGATTATTTTTTGAAATCTTCTAACGAGCGCACTGTCTTTTTCAATGTGTTTTTTAAATTCATCAAAAGTTGTTGCACCAATACATTGTATTTCACCTCTTGCTAATGCTGGTTTAAGAATATTTGCGGCATCCATAGAACCACTCGCATTTCCTGCACCAACCATGGTATGAAGTTCATCAATAAAAACAATTACGTTCGGTGCTTCAACCAACTCATTTAAAATTGCCTTAATTCTTTCTTCAAATTGACCACGATATTTTGTTCCAGCAACAAGTGATGTTAAATCCAAAGACATAATTCTTTTATCTAAAAGATTTGTTGGGCAATCACCTTTGTGAATCATTAACGCAAGTTTCTCAACTAATGCAGATTTACCGACACCAGCGTCACCAACAATAACTGCGTTGTTTTTCTTTTTACGAGATAGAATTTGTGCAATTCTTTTTACTTCAACGTCCCTACCAACAATAGGGTCAATCTTACCTTCCTCGGCCATCTTAATAAGATCACGAGAGAAGTTATCTAAAATTGGGGTGTTAGAACCTTTTCTAACTTTCTTTGGGTTTGTGGTTGGACCATCTTCAAAAAAATCTACTGACATATGATATAAGTTTAATTCAATACAAACATAACACAAATAATACTAAAAAACAAACGTGAGACAAATTGTCAAAAAGTTTTTAAATATAATGACAAGTTGTCCAAAAATATATGTTGGTAAAGTATTTGTTATTAAAATAAAAAAACATATAACTATGATTACATTATTTAAAGACCCATTTTTTACAGGATTAGATAACAACAGATTCTTATCTACACCTGAAACTAACATCGCCAAAAATGAAACTGAATATAAAGTTTCAATATGTGTTCCAGGTTTGACCAAGGAAGACATAAAAATCACAACAAAAGATGGTATACTAAAGATTTCGTATGAAAAAATTGAAGGTGATAAAACACGTCACTTTATTGGTAGTTTCATTAAATCTTATAACATACCTGATGATGTGAGAGAAAAAGATATTTTAGGTAAAGTTGAGAACGGAGTATTAGAGTTGGTTTTACCGATTGACAGGAAAAAATCATTAGAAAGACAAATTTCTTTGAATTAATTTTTTTTTATCAATTTTATTTCTTAAATTAGTAATATAAAATTATACACCATGTCAGTAAAAAAAGAAAAAATCAACGGAAAAATGATTTATGCCTCAATTAAATCAACTAGTCTTAAATCTGCGTCTTACGACACTTTAAAAGAAAACTTACGAGTTTTGTTCAACAGTGGAGTTGCCTATGAGTACCAAAATGTACCATCAACAACATTTACTAAGTTTAGATTGGCTAAGTCACAAGGAAAGTTCTTTAATCAGAACATTTCAAACAACTTTACTTATAAAAAAGTAAAAAGTATCTAATTAAATTTAAACCCCTCTAAATGAGGGGTTTATTTTTTGATATTTATTATCTATAATATATAAACAATATACTATGGGTATCATATCAGAAAAAATTGAGGGTAAACTTATTACAGTTACTATCCAATCTTCCAACCTTAAAGAATCAACATACAATACAGAAACAGAGGACTTAACCGTCGTTTTTAACAACGGAAGTATTTATGTATACAATAAAGTTCCTTGGCAGAAGTTCACCAAATTTAGGTTAGCCGAATCCCACGGAAAATACTTCAACGAGAATATCGCCAAAAGTCATAAGTATACAAAACAAGGATGAGTTTATTTGAAGAATTAATTGAAGATAAAAAAGGTGATAAGAAAATTATCAAATCTTTTAAATCTAAAGATACCTTATCTAATCAAATTTTTGAGGGGGATAAAGGTAAATTTTTGATGCGTGATGATATTAAAATCGCATTATTAAAAATTTCGGATGACTTTATTGAATCCCTTGGAGTTGAATTTTTCATACACGATATTGTTTTAACTGGTTCATTGGCTAATTACAATTGGTCAAATTTTTCCGATGTTGACCTACATATTGTAATTGATTATAAAGAATCTAAATACAATTCTGAAATTCTTAAAGAGTTTTTTGATGCTAAAAAGAATATTTGGAATGAAAAACATGATATCGTAATTAAAGGATATGACGTTGAATTATACGTACAAGACGTCAATGAAGAACACGTTTCATCTGGCGTTTATTCTATCTTACATAACAAATGGATTATTGAACCTGAACAAAAGAACCCTAATATTGATGATAGAATGATTCTTCAAAAGGGAGAGGAGTATATAAAGAAAATAGATAAAATCGTTGAAAAGGGGAATAAGGGTGTGGACGTATTAAATGATATTGAGAACATCAGAGCTAAGATTAAATCGTTTAGACAAAGTGGATTAGATTCAGGTGGGGAGTACTCTTACGAGAATCTAACATTCAAATTATTAAGACGAAACGGATACATTGGGAAATTATTAAAACTTAAAATAACACTAACAGATAAAAAATTGTCTGTAGAACAATAACTATACCTATTTTTTTCTATATATCTATGTATTTATAGGATAAGAATAAGTATATCTAACAATTTATAAAATGGCAGAAATAAAACCACTTGGTAGTGAAAAACTTAACTCAGATGAGAAATTAAAAAGGATTCTTGAGTTAACATACTACAACAATAATAAGAAATCATCATCTATGAAGGCTGAATTAGTTCAGGAATCAAAAACAGGTGGTGTATATGGTATTGTGAGAGAGAAAGACGCATACTATGTTAAAAGAGGTTTAAATGAGCAATCGCTTGATTATATCGGTGGAATGTTTATGAAAAACAAAAACAAATTTTCATCTTATGGTGATGCTTTTAAGAGACTTGAATTGTTAAAAGGTCAAGACGAATTACAAGAAGCAACAAAGTATGTTTTAAAACAAAACAAACCACAAGAAGAAATGCCAATGCCAGAACCATCTATGGATGCTCCTGAGGCACCTGTGGACGATATGTCAACTCAACCAGCACCCGATGCTGCACCAACAGATGGCGGTTCTGTACCTTCAGAAACACCTCCAACAGATGGTGGAGAAGATATGGGAAAACGTTCAAGTTATATGGCTGAAGCTCAAAAATATGCGGGTAAATTAGGTCAAGAATTAAGAGATTTACATGATAGAATGGAAAGTGACGATATCAAATATATTTTAAATATGATTATTTCGGCGGTTGATTTGGATAAATTATCTGATGAAGATATTGAAGATGTTGCTAAGAAATTTGAAAGAGAGGAAGAAGAAGGTGGAATGGGTTCAGAAGAACCAAGTGCGGAAGTTCCTTCTGAGGAACCAGCAGTAGAACCTGAAGCTGAAATGGGTGAATACGATGCTATGGGTTCATTAGAAGAATTTGTTGAAACCCCAATGGACACAGATGAAATTGATTTATCAAAATACTCAATTAAAGAAACAGGTGACGAATATAACGAAGATAATATTCAAGAACTTGATTTAGATGAAATCAAGAATGAAATCAATAGTAGTATTAGTCAAACTTTACACAAATACTTTAAATAAATGCATCTTATATATGTCAATGAAATCGGTTCGGATTACAAAGGTCAAAAACAGTACGAATTCGTATTCAGTGAAAGTACCGAAATTGACATGGGAGATTGGTTTGCAATACCTGCATCGTCTGTCTCAAGGTCTAAATCACCTGACGTCGAATATGTTGATGTAGTTGGATTATTAAAAGATACAGATTTACAATTAGAACTTATACAAAACTCCGATTTTTTCGGAGTTATTGATGCCGTAGATGGTGTAATATCATTGGCATGGGAAAAGTTCGATTTTGATAACGAATTTGAAAGATTAACATTTAAATTCGGGGAACCAATTGAATCTGTCACAAAAAAATTAAAAAATAGGAATTATAGTTTATTAAACGAAGAAATTAAAATCAAAGAATTATGAAAAGAGACGTTATAGTTAGTCAGTTAATCAAAGAAGGATTTTCTGAAAAAACATTGGTTAGATTTAGTGATAAACAACTTTCAGATTTACATGAAAGAATTGTTATTGATGCTGACAAATTAAAAACAGATCAAAAATTAAAAGATTTGGCAAATGACCCAAATACTGAGGTTGAGGTTGAAGAGGAATTAAAGGGTAAACAAAAGAACATTGATAAAAACCATAACGGTGAAATTGATGCTGAGGACTTTGCAATTTTAAACAAAGAAAAGAAAGGTGAAGCTAAAGAAGATGTAAATGAGGCTGATATGGGTTTAACCGTAAAAGGTTCAAAATCAAGTAGTACCTCTCTATTTGGAGGAACACCTAAAAAATCAAGTTCTCCTAAAAAGAAATCTACACCAAAGAAAAAAGAAGAAGGTGAAACTGAAGAGGGAGAAGTGGATGAATCATTAAATGGTCTTATGCTTGGTGTAATTAAAGATAAATTAAGTAAAGATTTAGGTAGAGAACCTGAGGACCACGAAATCGATAAAGCACATGAAGATTTTGTCAATAGTTGGAAAAAAGACAACGAATCAAAAGAAAGAATGAAAAAAAATCCTTATAAACCAGAAAAACGACCTAGTCCAAATTTTAACGGTCATAAAAAGAAAAAAGAAGAAGATGTGGAAGAAGGTGATTATCACAATGAAAGAAGTGAAAAGGCGTTAGAGAAATCTAAAGAAGATTTTCCACAACTTAAAAATATTAAAAAATGTGATGATTGTGGAAAGGTGGAATCTAAATGTAAGTGTAAAAAAGAAGATATTAAAGAAGTAAAAAATTGGGTTAAAGGTTTGGTAGAGAATAAAGAATTTCATAGTTTTACGTCTAAAAGCGAAATTATGGAACTTATCCAAACTAAACTTACCGAGTCAAATACAATGGTTCAACACGGACCTAAAGTTAAAAAGGGACACAACGGTATTCCTGAGTTTATGTCATATGATGCAATTGTAGATGCTGAACCAAAAACAGCACCAAGTAAACCTGCACCACAAACAAAACCAGGTACAAGACCTACACCGACAAGAAGAGAAGACCCAAGAAAAACTCCTTTTAAACAACCTGGCCCGGGACCAAACCCAAAACCAAAGGCTAAAATGGCGGAAGAAAAAAAAGTTAACTAATAATGAGAATATCTAAGAAAAAACTCTTATCTTTAATCAAAGAAAATTTGAACGAAATGCCGATGGACTTTGATTCACAAGATAGACCTGACCAAGGGGTACAAGATAAATTATCATCGGGAGAAACTCCGTTGAAAAAAATACCATTACCACAGACGGGAAATGAACCTAATAAGAACTTCCAAGAACTTTTAGCTTCAGAAAGATATAAACAAGTTGTTGAGAAAATGAGACAATATACGGGTACCAATTCAACTATAAGTGGTATGCAAGGTATGAGCCCATTGATGCAACAAATGATGAGTGCTCATAATCAAATTTTATCGTTTGAACAAAATCATAGAAGAGAATTGGAAGCGTTAGCGGTAGATTTAGTTAAAAAAGAATTAGGTATTCCAGAAGGTTCAGTTCAATATGATGCAAGAATTATTGGTATGGGTGAATTTAACCCTGAAGATTTTGGTCATGATGAGGAAGAACAAGGTGGTGACGAAGAGGGTGGTGAAGAGGAAATGAATTTTGGTAATGAAATTGAAATCGTTAATGATTTAGAAAATCTTAATTTAGAGAAAGCAAAAAGAAGATTTATTAATACAATTATACAGGGGGCATCTAAAAGAGGTCACTATATGTATCATTATGTTGAAGATAGAGTTAGAGAAATTGTGGGTAATGATAGAATCATTGGATTGTACGGTATTATGATGTCAGTAAATGACGCATTATATTGGCAATTACCTGATGAAACTATGAAATCAATGGGACAGGCGGGTGCGATTGCAGGTAGAGAAGATGTTGATAGACAAACAGACCCACCAACGGTTAAAGCAAGAGCGGTAAACTTTCCAGTTTTAATACATGAATTAATTAAAGGAACATTAGAGTTGGTTGCATTACACGGTAGAAAAAGAGATGAAGAAGGTAATGAAGAAGATTTTACAGCAATTGAAGATAGTGAAGATACATTAGAAAAAGAAATGTGGGATTTACGTTTAGGACCTGTAATTTGGGATAGAATTAGGTCTAAATTTCCTGAAGATGTATTAACTGACGAAACAAAATCAATTATTCAATTAATGGTTTTCCAACATATTTTCAAAAAACCAGCAAAAGAGTTTTTAGTGTTTATGAAGGAAGTTGTTTCTAACTCTGAAAGTGGAAATCGTTTAATGGAAACTTTAGTAAGAGCAATTGAAGAAGACATTAACAATTACGATTACGAACAGACAATGGCGGAATTTGATGAGGATTTAAATAATGTTTCCGATGAAACAGATAACAATGAATTAAAAGATTTTATATCAGGAATACCTGGTATTAGTTTATCTAATGATAATGACGAAGAGGATGACGATGATGACCTCTTTAAAGAGTTAGGTTTAGATAGACCTACGAAATAATACAAAGGTGGTTTACAATAACCACCTTTTTTTGTATTTATACATATATGAATACCAGAGCAGAACAATTAATGGAGTATGCTAAGATTATTAAAGATACCCCATACGCCCTTAGAACATACCTTCAAACGTTTGACAATACACAGAAGAAGTATGTCCCGATGGATTTGTTTGAGGACCAAATTCAATTAATTAACGATTACGAAAATTACAACGAAAACATTACAAGAAAGTATAGACAAGCTGGAGTTACAACTGTAACTGCAGCATGGTTATCAAAAAAATTACAATTAGCAAAACCTGATAATCCTGAAAGGGTTCTACTTATCGCGAACAAACGTGATACCGCGGTGGAGATGGCTAATAAGGTTAGACATTTCATAGAACAATGGCCTGATTGGATTAATGTTGGGTTCTCACCTGATAAAAACTCAGAAAGTAGATTTAGATTAAATAATGGTTGTGAGGTTAAGGCGGTTGCAACATCGGCGGATGCCCTTCGTGGTTATACACCTACCATACTTGTATTTGATGAGGCTGCATATATTGAAGCGGGTGATGATTTTTGGGCGGCATCTATGGCATCCCTATCAACGGGTGGTAAGATTATTCTTATCTCCACACCAAATGGTTATGATGCTATCTATTACGGTGTTTACGACCAAGCATTACGTGGAATCAATGATTTCCATATAACTGATTTAAGATGGTTTAAAGACCCTCGTTACACCAAAGATTTACGTTGGGTTAAATGTCAAGACATCTGTCACTACATGTTGAATAGAGAACAATATAATGATGATGAAGTTGTTCTACATGATTTTGATATGAAAGAGTACAATAAACTAATTGAGGATGGTTATAAACCATTTTCATCTTGGTTTGAATCAATGTCTAAAAAATTCAAATACGATAGACGTAAAATTGCTCAGGAGTTGGAATGTGATTTCTTAGGTTCAGGTGATGGGGTTATACCTACTGATATTCAAGAGAACATAGCAAAAAATATGATTCGTATTCCTAAAGAAAAATACATGCAAGGTACTTTCTGGCAATGGAAAGAACCAATTGAAGGTCATCGTTACATTATGGGTGTGGATGTTAGTAGAGGGGATAGTGAGGACTTTTCATCAATTAATATTATTGATTTTGACGATAGAGAACAAGTTGTTGAATATATTGGTAAAATACCTCCAGATGATTTGGCGAATATAGCATACAAATGGGGTATTTTATATGACGCTTTCATTGTAATTGATATCACAGGTGGTATGGGAGTTGCAACATCTAGAAAGTTACAAGAAATGAATTATAAAAGTTTATTCATTGATGGTATTAACACACAGAACATTTGGGAATACAATAAAAAGGCTTTAGATAAAATACCAGGAATTAGTTTTAACAATAAAAGAACCCAAATCGTGGCGGCCTTTGAAGAACAACTTAGAAAAGGATTTTTAGTAAGGTCTAGTAGATTATTAAATGAACTCAATACGTTTGTTTATCTGAATGGAAGACCTGACCATATGAAAGGAATGCACGATGACTCAATTATGAGTATGTCTATGGCATTATATGCTGGTGATATTTCATTCAATCAATTACAAAAAAATGATTCCAAAAATAAAGCAATGATAGATTCATGGGTTATGTCTGAAAGAACTTACGAACCGGCCAAAACTCATTATTCTTATGGTTCATCTTTTGACCAAATAGGGGCTATGGGTATGGACACTAACGACATTTATCACAAAGACAACCCAACAAACGTACCTAAAGACGCATATAAAGAACATATGTGGTTATTTGGGAAATCTAAATAATATTCCAAATACCAAATATTTAGTTTATATTATAAAGAAAAGTATTTATATAGAATGGCAAATCAAAATCCTACCGTCTTTCAGAAACTAACAAGAATGTTTGGTTTTCCGGGTCAAATTAAAGCTGATCAGGCACCATCATTTAATTTCAACAAAGATGAATTATTAAAAACGGATAGTAAAGAAGATTATGAAAAGGCAATGTTACAGGCTCAACAGAGTCAATACATTGCTGACAAGTGGACAAAATTAGATCAATCTCTTTATAATCAATCGGTTTATTATGAACCGAATAGAATGGCAGCATACTACGACTATGAATCTATGGAGTTTACTCCTGAAGTTTCAGCAGCATTAGATATATACGCTGAAGAATCAACTACAATGTCAGAGAAGGGTGAAATCCTTACAATATATTCTGAATCAGATAGAATTAAATCAATACTTCAAGATTTATTCCACACAAAAATGGATATCAATACTAACCTACAAATGTGGGCTCGTGGTATGTCTAAGTACGGTGATGATTTTGTTTATTTAAAGATTGACCCTGAAAAAGGTATTGTTGGAGTTCAACAATTACCAAATATTGAAATTGAAAGAATCGAAGGTGCTGGAACAAAAACCGCAGGACCTCATGATATTAAAGTTCCAACACGTGAATTAAGATTTCAATGGAAGAATAAAGATTTGGAATTTCAAGCATGGGAAGTCGCTCACTTTAGATTATTAGGTGATGATAGAAAACTTCCTTATGGAACTTCTATGTTAGATAAAATTAGAAGAATTTGGAAACAACTTTTACTTGCAGAAGATGCAATGTTAATCTATAGAACATCAAGAGCACCCGAAAGACGTGTGTTTAAAATATTTGTTGGTAATATGGACGATAAAGATATTGAATCTTACGTACAAAAAGTTGCAAATAAATTTAAACGTAGTCCAATAGCCGACCCACGTAATGGTCAGGTGGATATGAGATATAATCAAATGGCAGTTGACCAAGATTATTTTGTTCCTGTTCGTGATGCATCTCAAACAATGCCAATTGAAACTTTACCTGGTGCACAAAACTTAGGTGAAATTGCTGACATTGAATATATTCAAAAGAAAATGTTAGCAGCACTTCGTATTCCTAAAGCATTTTTAGGATTTGAAGAAGTAGTTGGTGACGGAAAGAATCTTGCATTAATGGATATCCGTTTTGCAAGAACAATTAATAAAATACAAAAATCATTAATACAAGAGTTAAATAAAGTTGCATTAATTCATTTATATCTTTTAGGTATGGAAGATGAATTGAATAATTTTACTTTATCATTAACTAACCCATCAGCACAATCTGATTTGTTAAGGCTTGAGCAGTGGAAGGAAAAGGTAACACTTTACAAAGATGCGACTTCCGACCAGTCACAAGTTGGTATCTTGCCGGTGTCGCATACATGGGCAAAGAAGAATATTTTAGGGTTTAGTGACAGTGAAGTCGTACTTGATTTACAACAACAACGTTTAGAAAGAGCTATAGGTTTTGAATTAACTAATACACAGAATATTATTAAACGATCAGGTGTGTTCGATGAGGTTGATTCCAAATACGGAATCCCTGAAGAAGAGAGAGAAAAACTTGAAGCTGCCGGTGCATTGGGTGGTGAAAATCCTGAAGGAGGTGGTATGGATATGGGTGGCGGTGGAGCACCTGAACCACCAGCAGCAGGTGGAGGAGAACCACCGTTAAGTGAATCTAAATCAAAGAAATCTAAAATATTAGGTATGTTAGGTGAAGAGAAAGAAGATTTTAGCTCACTATTTGATATGAAACGCGCACAACAGAATATTTATGAGATAGAGAATAAATTGAAGGATATTTTAAATGACTAAAAATGAACAAATTCGGAACAATAAAAAGTAAATTATTAACTAAATTAACTGAGTCTTACGCTAATGAAAATAAAGCCGAGATAAAGGATATACTAACTACAATTAAAGAAAACAAAGATTTTAAAGAAATGTATTTGTTCTATGAAGAAATTGAAAACAAATATATTGAAGATAAAGAAACTGCAAAATTATATGTCGAGGGGGTTATTGGAATCTTAAAACAACAAATGGAAGATTTAACAACATTTTGTACATCATTAAATAAAATGATTAATGTAGAGACAATTAATGAAAATGAAATTTATAGTTCTTTAGACGTATTAATAGAAAACGATAAATTATCTAATATTGAAAAGAAAGTAATTGCAAAGAAGAAATTAGTAGAACATTTAACAACTAAAAAGGAAATAAAGGAATCTAAAGATTCAACATTAATCCCAAATGAAAATTTATTAAATGCCGTTTTAACAAATAACTTTAATGTTCTTTATTCTAATACATTATCGGAACAACAAAAAGAAGAGTTAAAGAACATCCTTTCTTTATCTCATGAAGATGTATTAACTAAAACAACTGAATTAAAGGAATCTATTATCAATCAAGTATCTACACTTATAAGTGAATCAAATGAAACTGATTTATCAACTAAATTAAAGAAAGTGAAAGATGAGGTTAACGAAATGTTCCCATCCAAATTAAATTATTACAGATTAACAGAATTAAAAAATGGACTTAACTAAGTCCATTTCTTTTTTGTTGTAGATATACCGCTTTCAATTTTTCAGTTCTTTTCTTAACAGAAGGTTTAACAAACTGTTGTCTCTCCCTTAATTTTTGAACTTGTTTTGTTTTCTGAACTTTTTGTTTATAAGTTCTTAACGCAGTCTCAATACTTTTCTCTTTTTGTAAATCAATTATAATCATATATAAATAAATATATTACAAATATATGAAAGTATTTTTGGAATAATCAAATATTTTATTTATTTTTTATAAAACACCATAAAATAAAAATAATATGAAATTATAATGAAAATTGGTAAGTATATTCCATTGGGAACGTACAATGAAGTAAAAATCGGTTATGGTACCGTAGATTTTAAAAATCTGAAAACCATATATCTTAAATTAAATTCGTGGTTACAACCCGAAAACGAAACGGACGACTTCAACCATTTGATTGGAAAATCAAGAAGAAAGATTAAAGAAATAATTTACAACTTAAAAAGTCCGTATTTTAAAGACCAATCTATTGTAGATTTAGATGTTAGAACTAAAGGGATTAAGTTAGAAAAGAGGTCCTTTATGAATTTGGAGGTAACATTATATGTTAACAATCAATTCGACATTAAATCAAAAGATGTTAAAATAATCATTAATGATTTATTCGAACATATCATAGATGAAGGGTTATCTGATAAAAAACTATTCAATTTTTACAAAACAAAGAAATAAGTTAGATATTGATGTATTTATAGTAATAAAAACTATAAATGAAGGTATTAGGACCAAAAGAAACCGGCAGAGGATTATTAATTGAGTATGATGCTGGTCACGTATCTCCAGAAGAGAATAAAAAAATAATTTCAGAAATGAAGAACATGGACTTTTCACAGGACATGATTCTTTATGCTGTTTTACAAAAATACGACACTCCGAATAAGAACGGAAGGATTTATCCTGAGATGTTACTTAAGAGAGAAAACGAAAAATACCAAACAATTATTAAGAAGGGTGGAGCTTTAAATGAATTAAATCACCCAACATCTTCACTTATCGATTTAGATAGAATTTCACATTCAATTCTAGAAACATGGTGGGATGGTAAAATCCTTATGGGTAAGATAAAACTATTCACTTCGCCAGGTTGGAAGAAGATGGGTATTGTTTCTACCAAAGGAGACCAAGCGGCTATGTTATTAATGAACGGAGCAACTTTGGGTATCTCTTCACGTGGAGTAGGTTCACTTAAACAAGTTAAAGGTGAGAACATTGTACAAGACGACTTTGAATTAGTTTGTTTTGATTTAGTTTCATCTCCATCTACACCTGGTGCATATGTTTTTAGTGACCCATCTGAAAGAGACCAATATCAAGAATCTACAATTGAAAAACCCGTAGTTGAGGACAGAATGAAAAAACTAATGGGTAGATTAGATACATTTCTATCTAAATAATTAATTTATTAGGGGTGGGAATATTGAAATAGTCAATTTTTCCAAATTTCCAAGTATTTATAAGGTAATAAAACAACAAATTTTACAAATGAGCGAAAAATCTATTTTAGAACAAGCGTTACTTCAAGTGCAAAACCTTGAAGAAGCTGTTAAGCAAAATGCAAAAGGTATACTTGCTTCAACAATGAAACAAGAACTAAGCGACTTGCTTAAAGAATCGTTAGAAGAAGAGGAGAAGTTAGATCCAATGGGTGAACAACCTGAAGACGAAACTAAACCTGACGAAGAGGAAGATGATGTAACAACAGATGATGAAGCTGACACCGATGGTGAAGATGCTGACACTGATGTTGAAGATGATGACACAGACCTCGATAATGAACCAAGTAAAGGAATCGATGACTTAGATTCTGAAGCTGGTGACGATACCGACACATCTATGGATGATTTAGGTACTGAACCATCTCCAGAAGAAGGTATGGATGACGAAGACGTTATGGACATGACAGGAGCTTCAGATGATGAGGTTCTTAAAGTTTTCAAGGCTATGAAACCAGAAGATGGTATTGTAGTTAAGAAAGATGGTAATAACGTTGAATTTGCTGACGGTCAAGATGAGTATATCATCAAACTTGATAGTGAGGAAACTCCTGATGTTGATGCAGATATGGACACAGATTTAGATACTGATATGGGTTCTGAAATGGACGCAGATTTAGATACTGAAACTGACGAAACTTCTGACGAAACAGATATGGATGAAACTTTATATGAAATTGAGTTAGGTGAAGACGAAGATGAAGTTAAGGAAGTAGAAGCTTCTGAAGGTGAAGCTAAAGAAGTTGAAGTTGGTGAAGCGGCAAGAACATTGGGTAACGATGTTAGAAAGCCAGCTGACCAAGGTAAAAAATATAAAGCAGGTCGTCATGAAATGAACGAAGAAGTTGAAAAGTTGAAGAAACAAAATTCTGAATACAAGAAAGCTTTAATTCTTTTCAAAGACAAGCTTAATGAAGTTGCTGTATTCAACGCAAACTTAGCTTACGCTACTCGTTTATTCACTGAACATTCTACAACAAAACAAGAGAAATTGAATATTTTAAAGAGATTTGATTCTATTTCCTCTATGAATGAAGCTAAAACTTTATTCAACACAATAAAAACTGAATTAGGTACTAAAACAACTGTAACTGAATCAGTGGCTGAAAAAATCACTAACATGCCATCAACATCTACTTCTACTGAGGTTTTAGCTGAGTCAAAAGCTTACGAAAATCCACAGTTCAAAAGAATGAAAGATTTGATGACAAAAATAAAATAAACTAAAAAAACAAAATATTTTAAAAATGGGAGCATTATTAGAATCAGGTATGGTTGGTAACATCGGATTAAAACATTTACGTGTTATCAAGGAAGATACCATTAAAAAATGGGACGAATTAGGTTTCTTAGAAAACTTAGAAGGTCACCAAAAAGATAATATCGCGCAATTGTATGAAAACCAAGCGTCATATTTGATTAACGAAGCGGCAGTAGCAGATTCTTCAGGTTCTTTTGAAACTGTAGTTTTCCCTATCATCCGTCGTGTATTCTCTAAATTATTAGCGAATGACATCGTATCAGTACAAGCAATGAACTTACCAATTGGTAAATTGTTCTTCTTCGTACCTAAAATCCAAGAAAGAGATAATAGTAATAATCACTATTCTCCTTATGGATATCCAAATACAGGTGCAACAAGTCAAGGTTATGACACAGGTGCTAAGAATCTTTACGATCGTTTCTACGAAGGTAGTGACGCAGTAGGTGAAGGTCTTTTTGATTATTCAAAAGGTTCATTCACTGATGTTTCTTTAACTGGTACATCTATTGTAACTTTTGCAAATGGTGTTGAAAGTAACGCAGTAACTATCGCTACAGGTACCGATGTTTCATCAGTTATCTTAAAGTTAACAGGTTTCTCTAGATTAGGTCAAGGTAAATTAGCTGGTCCAGACGGTAACGAAATGGATACAGAAGAGTTTTTAGCTTCATTAACAATCACTGCACCTCGTGCAAATGCGTTAAGTGGTAGAACTTTCTTACCTTTCAACGTTGTAACTCAAAAATATGGTAAAGGTATCGTATCTTACGGACAAAAATCTGCAGGTACAAACGGTAACTTATTCAATGATATTTGCGATGAAGCTGGTACAATCTACTTAAATGTTGATTTACAAACTTACAGTTCAACTGAAGGTTTTGCAGATACGGAAATTACAGTTACAACATTACAAGGTGATGACTTTACAGCGACTTATCGTCGTTATGCAACTTTAGAATTTGAAGATCAAATTGGTGAGGTTTCTTTTGATTTAGAATCAGTAACAGTTTCTGTAACTGAAAGAAAATTAAGAGCTAGCTGGTCTCCTGAATTGGCTCAAGACGTTAGTGCATTCCACAACATTGATGCTGAAGCTGAATTAACAGCTTTATTATCAGAGCAAATTGCAGCTGAAGTTGACCGTGAAATCTTACGTGATTTACGTAAAGGTGCAGCATGGAAAGCTAAATGGGATTACAATGAGTGGAAATACGGTGGAACTGGTGGTGCAACTTTACAAGGTTACACACAAAAAGACTGGAACCAAACTTTAGTTACTAAAGTTAACCAAATTTCAGCTCAAATCCATAAAACAACCTTAAGAGGTGGTGCTAACTGGATTGTAGTTTCTTCTGAAGTTTCTGCAGTATTTGATGATTTGGAATATTTCCACGTATCAAACGCAGCTCCTGAGCAAGATTCTTACAACATGGGTATTGAGAAAATCGGTTCTTTGGCAGGTCGCTACCAAGTATACCGTGATCCTTACTTCCCAGCTAACAAAATCTTGATTGGTCATAAAGGAAAATCTTTATTGGATGCAGGTTATGTATACGCACCATATGTGCCATTACAATTGACTCCAACAATGTACAATCCTTTCACAATGACTCCTATCAAAGGTATCATGACTCGTTACGCAAAGAAAATGGTGAACAACCGTTACTTTGGTATCATCGATGTACAAGGTATTGCAACATTTGATATGAATACATTAAGATAATCTTAGGATTCACAATACAAAAGACCCTCGTAGAAATACGGGGGTTTTTTATTTTTGGGATATTCCAGAATATTACTTATATTTGCTATTATGTCAGAAATTAACTATGAAATATTAAGATTGGACGTATTAACCAAACTCATTGATGAGAGGGGGATTTCTTGTAAAAACAAGAAAGATGTGATGATTGAATACCTTAAAATGGACGATGAGGGTAAGTATATCCGTGAGACAACCTACGAAAAGGAAGGAGGTCGGTTTTTGGTGGGTATAGACCTCAAAAATCACTCTCAATTGATTCAAATGGGTAAGTTAGTGGAAAAGAAAGAGGCACACCCTAAAGGTCTGTATGCGTCAGATAGGATATATTTCATATCAAATCAAAAATTAATATAATTACCAGCTACGACAGGCCCAATATCTTGGTTTCCAACGTGGACCTGGATTATCACAATTCATACGTGCCCTGAATGATTTACGTCTTGCAGGGTTATTTTTCTTAATAACCATTCTTTTACCTTTGGCAGATTTACCACCAAATCCAAAATTAACCTTAACGACTTTACCTTTGTCGTTTTTAACATATACTTTTGATTTCTTTACATCACCTTGCATGATTTTACCTAATTGAACTTTACGTCCTTGGTATTCTGCTTCATTTAATAAACCACCGTTATATTCAAAATTGGTGTTTTCAACGGAACCGTCCTCATCTTCATATATTAATACGGGAGTTTCTTCGTTGTATTCAAATAATCTTTGGAATTGTTCTTCAGATATTTGAATTATTGTTCTTTTTTTCATACTCTCATCAAATTTAGTCATTGTTGGTTTATTACCCTTACCTACTTTTGGGTCTTTCTTTTCGGCTCTTCTTTTTTGTGATGTCATAGCCTTCTTTTCTTTTTTATCATATGAAGATGCAACTTTTGGTGTTTCTTTTGAAACTTTCTTAGATGGACGACATTTAGGATATGATTTACCATCGGCATCTTTTCTACCACAAGGTGGGTGTTTACCATCTACCTTTTTACTAACATCTACCCACTTCTCTTTAAACCACCTTGTAAGATCTTCTTTTAAAACCTCACCTGATTTAAGACATTCGTTTATATATTCTTTATCTTCCTTTGAAACAATAATTTTCATGTTATATAATTTTATTTACCTCATTAACAAATTTATGACACTTATCGGACACCTTACCCTTATCGTGGTCTGTAATTGATAACTTTACATTATCATAATGAACCGTCATATCGGGGTGATGATTTTGTTTGTTGGCAATTTTCATCACCTCATTCGCAAATGACATAACCTCCTTATAATCTTTAAAATAAAATGTTTTAATTAGTTTACCACTTACTTCCTCCCAATTATTACTATTCATAATTGTATTTTTTTGGTCTTCAGTTATTATTATTCTCATATTATAATTTAGTATCTTTTATAAATTTTTTGTGAGAATCTTTATATGATTTTAATGATTCATCATTTACATTTTTAGTATATTGCCAATTCCAATATAAATCGTCATTTGTTTTGAAACCGTAAAATTCATGAACTTTCTTTTGTAAATCATTAACATTAACACCGTTAAAATTTTGTCCCGTACATATAAATCCAGTTTCAATATCTTTAACTAAATTAGATTCACCTAACGCTGTGTGTCTATTTTCTATCCAAGTTAGACGTTCAATTAGATTTTGGTAAAACATATTTGTTTGTCCCCATCTAACAGAACTAAGGAATATCACAGCATCGGATTCAAACAATTCTTTACTTATTTTCCAAAGTTCATCTTTAGGGTTATTAACACTGGCCCAACATCTATGATGACCAGTTGGGTTTTTATCTTTATCCTTAAGTTTTGCCTTTAATAAACCGCAACTATTACCATCTTTTCTTGATACATTACCCTCACAAGGAACAATATTTAGTTCTGAAACGTCCATTAATGTTGAGTTATCACCTAATTCTTCATTAAGGTACATTGCAATCATTTTAGATTTTGGTATATCAATATCATTTTTGTCCCAATTGTGTCTATTAGAACAACTTAATAATAAAACTTTTTTCTTCTTTTTAAGAACATCCAATGTTTTCTTTAAAGATTTCCAAGCATCAGATTGTACCATCTCCTCAGAAATCATCATTTGTCTAATCCTTTGTATGTTCTCTTCTAAATTCATCTATTTACATTTTCTCCAACCACCACCTTTTGCTTTATAATCTTTTGCCGCGAATCCATTTGCATAAGCTGAGGGGTATACGTCAAATTTTGATTTAGCTTTAGCTTTAGATGCTGCCCATTTTGCAGGGTCTGTTGGACAATTCTTACTTTCATCTATTTCCATAGCTTCATACATTTCCTTTTCTGATTCATTCTTAGGTTTCTTACCGGCTTTTTTCATAGCAATTGCAATAGCGGCTTGTTGTGTAAGATTTTTTGCTTCACTTACAGGTACACAATTTGGTACCATTTTTCCACCTTTTTTCTTACTACCAACTTGTTTGTAACCATCCCAACATTTTTCGTCAAGTTGTCCTTCTTCGTTCATACTAAACTGATCCACGTCAGCAGTTACATCTTGTTTATCTTTACTTTTAGTTTCATTCATGAAGAAATCAAAAACTTGGTCCATATTGTTCTTCGCCTCAGATACGTGATCGTCCGCCCAATCGTGACCATTTTTAATAATGTTATCCAATTCTTGTGGATTCATTTTCATCAACATTTCACATTGTCTATGTATTTGTTGTAAATTACCAAAAAACATATAGTTTTCAGTTGTTTGACTTTCAATTATTTTCTTTAATTGAGCTTCGCTGATTATAATTTTCTTCATATTAATAAATACTTTATTTTTCTGATACGATTTCAAAATTTATTGATTCTTTATAGTATATCTCTTCAGTGTGAGTTTTTCCTTTAATCTGTAGGAAATACTGTCTTGGTATTAAATAAGAACTATCTAATTGAAATGAGTTTTCATTCGTTTTATCTAATAACGTCCAATCGTGTACAATTACTTGAGTCGCACCTTCTTCGATATAAATTCTATAATAAACCTCATCTAACAATACCGTTTTAGGTACGTCAATAGATTTAAATGTAATAACTACTTTTCTTATTTCACCACTTACTATTTTTTCATTTTGTTTAATTCCAAAAAATTGAATGGCATACCTTTGTAATTCTGTTTGATTTTCACCTACCGTAAATCCGGCGGTATATGGTTTTGGAATGAACTTTTGTCTTACTCCACCAGAAATTGTATTACCATCTAAAATAACACCTTTCCAATGGTCAGTAAAGAATTTCTTTCCGTCACATTCTGGTGTGGTTATTGTAAATGTAACCTTATAGATACCTTTTCTAATTAATGTTGTGGTTAAACCTGAAAGACCTGTAATAACAGCACCGTCAGAGTTTAATATGTCAACCGTTGGGTTTGAATCTAAATTATAAAAATTGGTTCCTTTTGTAACGTATAGATATAAATTCTGTGATACTTTCTCAACAAAATTATTTCTATCGTCCATTATGGTATCTTCAAAATGTGTGTCAACGTATGGTTCAAAGAATGTTTGTGTGTATTTGGTAAAAAATGCTACTGATTGGTCTCTATCAGGTGTTAAATATTGATAAACAACAGCGAATGATAATCCTAAACCATGATTTGTATTACCTGTAATAATACCATTTACATAATCGGTAATATCAAAATCAATGTTTTCACCACCATTATCCATATGTATTTTATTACCTGTGTACCCTGAAATGACTGTTGGGGAGTCATGAAATACACCTGCAGTTGACCATTGATTCAATGTTGTTCTATAATACCAGTTTGACGGTCTTTCGTCAAATGTTCTATTTCCAGTTACAAAGTCATAACCAGAATCTGCATAATCAAACCCTAAACCTTCATCCCAAAATTGATCTAATTTAAATAATATTAAATCAAATGAACTTGTTCTGTCTCTACCGGTAGTTCTGTTTAAACCCTTTTGACCCTCATCACCAAAGATTGTATTTGTTAAATGTAAAGTATGTCTAGTGTTAGAATCTACCACTAATTCATCATTATTAACTTTATTTTTTAAATCGGTAAAGTCAACTTTAAATAAAAATTTAGAAAATGAAGAACCATAAAAAATCTCTGTTGCAGGGTTTTTTGCGGTGTTAACCTGTGAATCCTTAATAATAGTATTATTCTTTTCAAAATAGGAACGGAAATATGACATCTCTTTTTTATTATAAATATCAAATTAATTGGTTCTAATCGATTTGTTTAACATGTCATTTTCTAAAGTCGTGATTTTTTTCATTAAATTAACGAAACTCGGGTCAGTTTGGACTAATGGACCCATCAAATTGTGTTGGTGACTAATCATTAATTTAATTATTGATTGAAGTACGTCAATTAAAACTTCCCCCCTAACTAACGCATATGTATTTGGTTCAATGTCTTTAATATAATTCTCGTGGGTAGGTTCATACTTATCAATTTTGGTAAAATCAATTGGTATGTTATATTCGTTGGTATCTGTTGAAATTAGGTATATTTTGTCAGATTTAACGGTTGCAAATGTTTGTTCAACAGTATCATCACTTTCTTCCAAAACATTCTTTTTTGTTACACTAGTTACTGTTGGAGCATCAAAACTTGATTTTGAGAAAACGATACCTTCTTGGATTCTTTTACCAAAAGTAACGTTTGTTAATAGTGTTTTTCTATTTGTTAATTCAAATGGATTCGCTAAATCTCTCTCTTTACATTCTTTTGTACATCTAAAATAAAATGGATGCATTTCAGTTTCTCCGTAAATTGGGTTGAAGTAGTTTAATCCATCGTGATGTAATTTATAGAGGTTTAATCGTATTTTAACACACGCTTCCGTTAAATCTGCAGCCGTAAATGTGAGTGTTGCGCCTGTCGAAGTATTTACTCTATTATTAATGTTATATTCGTTGATTAACGTACAACCAGTGGTTAAAATTGTATCTTCTAATTTTGAGTTTGAACTTAAAAATTGTGGTCCAGCATTTCTAGTGTCATAAACATAAAATTCAATATTAACTCCACCACCATAAAAATTAGTAACGTTATATTCAACAAAATATTTTATTTGTTGGATTTGTAAGGTATTAGTGATAACATCTTGGTTGTTATATTCTAATTTTTTTGGATATTTTTTTAAATGTATTGTTGATGAATTGTCCGACATTGTCGGGTGCGTTATCAATACCTTTTTTTGTGCACTTGTTGCAAATGATTTACTTAACAATTTACCACCTCTAATATTCACACCATTTTCTGTAAAAATAACATCAGAACCGTATTTCCCATAAACACCATAATCAGTATTTTTTGCTAACGAACCATTAGATTTTGGTTTAATATAATTTCCGTCTTTATCTTTAACATCTTCACCATGCACCGCTCCTTTATGGTAAGTTGTATTTTCAAGTTGTGCGGAATGTGTTTGTCCGTTAAAATCGTGAACAGTTGTAAAGGGACCTGCAATATATTCAAGATTAACAGTATCTTTTTCAGTATCGTAATTTATAATTTTAACTGACTGTCCTTTTTCAGGTATAAAATTCAGATTTGTTGGTAAAAATGGAATTGCAGTAAATAAATCCTTATCATCCCAAGCATTATAATCAAAAGCTTTTTCTAATTCACCTGTATATGAACTATACCTAACTGCACGGATACGACCAATACCTTTTGGGTCATTATTATCAATACAAATTGCAATATCTATTATTTTCATTTCTTAAGCCTTTTTTCAATTTCTTTATTAACTTTATTATATGAATTTTCAACACTCTCCATATGTCTTGTTAAATCAATTATTAATTGTTTTGTCTTTTCAAATTCTTCGTATAATTCATTAACAACGATAAATAAATCTTTATTTGATTTATTTTCGACGTCATACACCACTTCTATAATTTTTTCTTTTTCCATATATTATGCTAGTCCTCCGGTCGCTTTAAGTAATCCTTGTGGTATTAGTACCATTCCACCAACAACTGGAAACTTTAGCGTTTTTTTATTTGCGACGTGTACGTAAGAGTTATTATTCACTTCTTTAGTGTGTTGTTGAACTGTTGTTGCCAAAACACTTAATAAGTTATTATCTTTACCAAATATTGGTTGAGATGCGTTTATACCTTGTTCTTCTAATTGGTTCACAATATTAACAATAGTTCTAATACCACTAAATCCTGATTTTTTATCGGCAAAGGAATCAATAATACCAGGAACTTCAAAATTAGGACCACCAAATAATGCAGCATCTATTGTTTTGTCAATCACAGTAAATAATGCGTTACAGTTATTAAGCTTTGTGTCCAACAGTCCACGTAATAAATTTATAATAGAAAGAATATAATCTCTATATTTTTTAATTTTTTCTTTTAATATATTATATGCTGTAATTTTTAAAAATTCAAGTAAATCTTTTTTAACCAATTTCCAAAACTCACTTATAAATTTCCATAAAATATCCTTAATTATTTTAAAAAATAATTTATGTAATTTTTTCATTATTTCTTTCGCCAATAAAACAACATTACCACCTGCTGAATTTACATATTTATAAATTATTACAATTGGTAATATATACTTTGGTGATAAAATAGAACCAATTAATGCTTTAGGTAAGTTTAAAATATAATTGTTTAATAACGATATTTGAAAATTAACTAATGGTATTGTTCCACCGGCTTCTTGATATGACGTTGTTGCAGTATTTAAAAAGACGTCATTTACCGCATCATCTAAATTGTTTTTTGAAAGGTACACAAAATCTTCATAGTGTGATGGATTTGATGGTATTGTAAAATTATTACAGTCTGTAAATTTTAAAACTTTATTAAATCTATTCGCCTCGTCGTCTAAATCAATACCTTCCATATCATCAAAATCAAAGAAAGATTCTATATCATCATCATCTTCATTAAATTGATTTTCCGCACTTTGATTTAATCCTTGACTTGGGTTATTACAAACCCTCATCAATTTATTTAATAATCTATTTAAATCATTCATACCGATATCAAATAACGGGGGTTCAGATTTATCACCCTTCAAAACCATCATCGTTGCAGTTTTAACTACCGCAGATAAATCTAACTGTTCAATATTACTATAATAATCATTAAAAAAACCACCAACAGTGGTTCCTGTTTGAGTTGTGGTTGTCATCCCTGTTAATCCAGATAATTCAAATTCTTGATTTGCTTCATCCCAATGTAAATCAAATAATTTTTTTTCATCAGATGTTTCAACCGATTGATCTGATGTAAATCCAGAATATAATGTACGATTCATCTTAATTAATTTCCTATCTGGATTTTGTGGTTCATACACAATTTGACCACTATTACTAGTTGGGTTTACTGTCAAAACATTCATAAAATCAAATTCACCAGGACGTATAGTTAATGTATTACCCGTGATTGGTGTTGATGATCCACAAATACCATCACCAGCAAAAAGAATATTTTTAACATTATCCATCACAATGTTTTTAGAAGACGTTATTGTTGTATTAATGGCTTCATGTGCTAAAAAATGTAATCTGTCTTTAGATACAAAGTTTTGTCTTGTAAATTTAGACCCGTAAGTTTTTTTAACTGTAAAAGTTGTAGATTTTTTTTTATCTAAAAAAGTATCAACCAAATCAAGAATTTGACTAAAAATATCAGTTTTTAATTTTCCAGCATCTTTTTTCTTTTTTTTCTCTTTTAAATCTGTAATTTTTTTCTTTAATCTTTTTTTTGCGTCCGCAAGTAATGGACCATCTCCATTAAAATCAATAATAGACCCAAAACCATCCTTATCTATAGTATTGTTAAAGTTCCACTTATCGGCAAATTCCTTAACAGCCCCAATTTTTCTTTTAATTTTAGCGATTAAAATCTTTGTTTTACTTTTAGTTGGTAAATCATTTGCAGTCGCATATGAAAATGGAATAATTGGGTTACTACTAACATTAAAATATTCTCCCATTATAATGAATAATTATTTGGTTTATTATCTGAACCATCATTTACCAGTTTATCTAATAACTCCCTATCTTCATCTGACAATGTAAGTTTACCCATTGGACCACCTCCATTACCACCACTTGTAGTTTGTTTTAATAGTAAACTTTGTAATTTAACTAATGAAATTTTCTTCTCGGTACAATCGTTTAAAATCTTCTGTTGTTCTTTAATAACAGGTCCAATTGTACTCATATCTTCAGCGTCCTTCATAAATCCCATCATTTTTCTCAAAATTTGGGATGCAGTATTTCTATTCTCAACAACATCGTTGTAGATTTCCTGCATTAGGGCTAACGCCGAATCAACATCTAAAGTAATATTGTTTCTTTGTGTTCTCATATCTATAAATAGATTTATTCTAAAAATCCAACCAAAATACCGTCATACATCTTTTTAAAACGTTTTAGGGATACTCTAATCTCTTTTGTGGATAATGAGGTCATTTCTCGTAATGAGAGTAAGATAAGGTTCTTATTGAATTTATTACCATCACCAACTTGGAATATTTTATCAAAATTGCTAAAAATCTCTAACAATGCATATCCCAATTTTTGTTCGTTTTCTGTTAGGTTTTCCTTCTCAATAAAGTTTTCTAAAGAAATGGTTAATTTAATTATAACACTTTGGTAATCAATAATGTGTTCGTCAATAACATAAGACAAATCTTTCCTATCTTCAATATCGGATGATATGTCATCGTAAGATACTTGTCTATTCTGTTCTTTAGTGTCTTTCTGTATTGCCCCCATAAGGTAGTTTTTACAGATAGTACCAAAGTATGAATACGCTTTAGTGTTCTTTGTGTGGTCGAATTTATTAATTTTAGTGATTAAAAAAGACATAGTATCGGTGTGAATTTCTTCAAATTCCATATCCTTCCTATATAATTTATATCTTCTAATAATACTCTCAACCATAATAACTAATGGTTCTCTTAAAAACTCATTGAATATTTTGTTTTTTTCATCTTCATCGGTACTCTCTAGATACTTAACGACGGCTTTTTCTTGATCCTCACCAAAGTATATTTTTTGGGTTCGTGGTCTCGGCATTTAAACTGTTTCATAATTTACATCTCGTTTATTCTTAAAAAAGAATTCCTTTTTGGCCGTCTCCAACCAAAATTTAACCTCATTTTCTGACAGTTTTTGTTTTTCATTATTCTTGTAACTCCAAAATAATGAATCTTCTCTTAAGTTAACATGTTGATAACCAATTTTAGGAACTGTCATGACCCTAATACCATTGTGTGTTAATCTTAAAAAGAATTCGTATGCGAATGTTAATTTGATATTTTCTTTTAAGCTACCATTATCCTTAATAACTTGGGTTCTATATAAACCACCACTTATTTGATAATTTTGGAAATCTAATAATACTTCATTGTCAATGAATCCTTGCATTTCAGTAAAACCATATGCCCAAGCTGATTCATTTGTAAAACTTACAAATTTACCATCAGTATTAATGTCTCTTACAATAGGTAAAAATACATCAACATCTTTATAAATTTTCATATAATCGTTGATTGATTTTAACCAAATAGGTCTAAATTCATCATCAACTTCTAAAATAGTAAACCATTCAGTATCACATTTCTCAATACCTAAATTAACTTGTGAACAAAAATCTGTTTCACCTTTATTAACCACTATTTCAATTTCTAATTTTTCAGAAAGATTTTCTAAATCTTTTTTTAATTTACTTGGACAAACAATTGATACTTTAACATCATTGTGGAAATCCTCAATAGACGATAACGCGTTATCTAACATAACTTTATAATCGTCATCTAATTTATGTAAAGGTAAAATTACTGTTATATTTTTCATATTATACTGTTTCTTCTTGTTTTAATTTGTCTAATGCTGATTGAATAGATTCAACTCTTTTATTTATTAATGAACCAAATATTGATAAAATATTATTTTTTGTAATTTCAGTGTCATAAGGTAATAACGTTTCTTTCATTTTATCTTTAACTTCATCAGTTAATTCAACACCCTCAATCCACGCTAAAATATATGAACCTAATAATTCAACTAATTTATTACCGTCGTATGTCCACATACCATTTTCACTTAACCAATCTGGTTCAGTGTCAGGAATTTTACCAACTACAGGTACACCACATTTCATAGATTCTAATGGAAATGTACCGAACGTACTTTCATCATCAACCCATACCGATACCATACATTCCTTTAAGTTTGACGAAAATTCATCATAAGACATTTGGACCATATCTCTAAATGTAATCCAACGTAATTGTGGAAACTTCAAATAAAATTCAGAAATTAATTTTCTATGTACCGCTCTATCTCTACAACTGATTGCCACATAAGGTTTTAATGGTAAATTAATTGGTTTAAAATCATCTCCGATAATCGGTGGAATAATATACACTAAACTTTCAGGGAAGTAATCTAAAATGTATTTTTTTGTACTTTCAGTTGTGGTAATAACTTTATCAAATCCATATTCGCTATACCTACTACCAATTGGTAATGTCTCAAACATATATTCTTTTTGTTGTATCAATAAAACTTTAATACATCTAATACTTGATAATTGTTGTAATGTGTTTCCGTAATACTCGGGAACAACTAAAACATCTTCAATTTTAATTTCAACTTTATCTTCTTTGATAGATACAATCTCTAATTCACTATATTCTTCACTTAACCAAGAACTAACCCCAACATAGTTTTTATCTTCAACTAAAATTTTGGACTTTCTACCATTTCTATTAAGTGTTAATGCCAAATCGTAAATGTATTTTACAGATGCTCTCGCGTTTGTTTTAGTGTCGTATGTTAAAAAATACACAACACTTTCATTGTTATTTAATCTACCTAAAGCAGATTCTAATTTTTCTATGTTTTCGTTATTACTCATCGTCTTCTATTAATATTTGATTTTTTATTAGTGTGTTAAATGCAATTTTAAATGATGTGGTTGTGTTGTTTTGTGCGAATTCACCAAGTTCTTCATCTACTTGTTCAAACTCGGCCAACACTCTATCTAAACACATTTTTATAATTTCATATTTGAAAATGTTTACCTCGGTAACATCTTCTCCATCCTCGTCTTTTATATTTTTTCCTGTTCTACATTTGTCTGTGACTCCGTCAAGGTCAATGTAGTAGGTTTTTCCAAAGATTTCAACCATGGTTCTTGTATTTCAGTTAATTTAGTTATTTCTTTTTTATTTGTAAAGTATTGATTATAAGTCGTGTTAAATTTAATTACAACTTTATCACTTGGACACGAGTCAACAATTTTTTTACAATCAGTAATCCAAACATCACACTTGTTCCAATTCTCATCTAAGTTTTCAGTTTTAATTGATTTAATATTGTTACCCATAAATCCATTTTTTGATAAGAAGAAAAGTGTTGCAGGTTTTGCTTTACCTAATTCATCTAAACCAACTAATGTAAAATTATGTTCTGGATTGTCAAAAATCATTTTATGTAAATCCGTAAATGTGGTGGAATAACTCAATCCGGCGTGACCAAATATTTCAATTGGATACTCAACAAATAAAAAATATTCAAATTCTTCTTGTGATTGAAATTTATAAGAATTTAATAAATTATCGTTTTGAATTGGTTCCGTTATGTCGTATTCAAAGACATCTTCACTTTCACTATCTAAATAAGAATCCTTATAATGAAAGTCAAATTTTTGAATTGTGTTTCTTATAACACCATCTATACTAATAAAAATTTCCATAATAAAAATATAACACATTCATAATCATAAGTAAATAATAAACCCACACCATTATGATAAACGGTGTGGGTTCAATTATATAATCTAATAATTATTTTAATCGTATCTATTCAATATTTCACCAATGATTGGGTTTCGTACAATGTCTTGTATTCCAAATTCAAAAATCCCAATTCCCTTAACATCTTGTAATCTCATTTTAGCATCAAATAAACCAGATTTAGTTTTATCTCTAAATTTATCTGATTGTTCCAAATCACCTGATAAGAAAAATTTGGAATTAAATCCAATACGAGTTAATAATAACTTAATCTGTGATGGGGTGGCATTTTGTGCTTCCTCAAAAACAAGGATTGTATTATCTACGTTCCAACCTCTCATGTAAGCGAGTGCGGCAACTTCAATATAACCTTGGTCTTTTAGTTCTTCTCTCGCTTCCTTACCAATAATCTTATTTAAAAGGTAATATGACGGATAAATGTATGGGTCTAATTTCTCCTCTAAACCCCCTGGAAGTGACCCTAATTTCTCTTCAGCTTCAACTGCGGGCCTAACTATGATAATCTTCTCATACTTGTTAGAATCGTCGTATAATAGGTCCACAGCACGTTTCATTGCTATGTAGGACTTACCTACACCTGCGGGACCGAAACATAATGTTATTTGATTTTCTCCAAGAATGTTCCAATAAATTTCTTGGTTTTTCGTTAGGAACTTTTCTTTAGGACGTTTGATGATTTGTCTTATCCTATCCTTATGTGATATCTTCTTCTCTTCTACTAATACGGGTGGGTGGTTGGTTGTTTTGGTTCTAGTTTTATATGCCAAAATTGATAGTTTTAAAAGTTCTGTTTATTGTTTATAAATATCATCAAACACCGGTAGATCCAAATCCTCCCTCGCCTCTTTCTGTATTAGATAATTCAGGAACCTCCGTCATATATATGGTAGGATAAGGTAATATGATGATTTGAGCTCCTCTATCTCCAACTTTGTATTTAATTGAGTCCAAACCATTTGTTTTCTTAAAGGTGGCTTGTAATTCTCCTCTATATCCACTATCAATTACACCAACACAATTTGATAATATTAAATCTTGGTTTCTAACTGAAGAACGAGGGAATACTAACCCAACATAACCTTTAGGAATTTCTATTGCAATACCAAATCCATATGATACGCTAAATGATGTATTTTCAATTTCTTTTGTGATTGTTAAATCCATACCAGCATCCCCAACTTTTGAATATGATGGAATTACAGCTTCAGGAACTAATTTTTTAACTTTAACTAAAGTACCACCTCCCGTCATTGTTGGTTGAGTGTTAATTATGTTTTGTCTGTTAACAGGGGTATTAATATTTTTTGAAACTTCGTCATTAGTAATTTCACCAGATAATTTATTTAGAACTTCTTCTAACTCACTTAAATAACTCATATCCTGACTTTCATCAGTATCGTCATTAAGTGTTTTTTCAATCTCTTCTAATTTTTTTAGGTACTGTTCTATTTCTTCTTTTTCCATTTTATTTTTTCTTTTCTTCCAACCATTTATCTAACGCCTTTATTCTTCTTTTAAGGTCATCATCTTGGGGTCTTAAACATATTTCTACGAATAAATCAGTTATTCGAATTAATTCTTCTAAAGTAACAGAAACACCAACTGTTGTGACATACTCTAAAGCCATTTTACTTTGTGATTGACGCATAATTTGTAT